TTAAGTCGCCGTGCGGTGTGACCGTCGCACCCGTCGCCGTGATCTCAAACCGGGTACTGATCACCCCCGGCACCGCGTTCAACTTGTCGATATACAACTGGATCTCGTCGCGCAGCTCCGGGAACGCCGCCTGCAACTCGTACAGCTTCTCTTTCTGCAACTGTGCCGATTCGGCCGATTCGTCGGCGGCGCCCATCTCCTGGGCGTACGCCTCGGCCGTCGCCAACGCATCCCCCGCAACACCGATCTCCTGGGCGCGAAGGTCACGCAACGCCTGTTCCTTGACGCGGTCTGTCGCCTCCGAATCCTGCAACAGCGCCGTGGTAGCCATCACCGATTCCTGGTAGGTGGCATACGACGAGTTCAGGTCGAGGGTGGCCTGCTCCAAGTTGAATGCTGAGCCGACCTGGTCGATCATTTCGGCGGTCAGGTCGGCGAGGGCGTCCGCCGCATCCTCGGCGGCGTCGACCTGTGCGTTGTAGGTGGCGTTGACCTTGTCGATCATCGCGTCGGCTTCGGCCTGACCGGCGGCGGTGCGGTCGACCGCCGCCGTCAACTCATCCGTCGCCTCAGCAGCGTCCTCCGTCGCCTCCTGGTTCGCGTTGAGCGAAAACTTCGACGCCGACATCGCCAGGTTGATCTCATCTTGCGACAGACCCATTGCGCGGAGCTTCTCGGTGAACGCCGCCATCGACGGGACGCCCTCTTGCCACGACGCAATGTTTTCGTCGACGTGGCGTTGCAGCTGCTCGAACTCGTAGCTGGTGTGTTCGATCCCTTCGGCCAGACCGGCGACCTCGACGAACGGCAACGCGTCAGCCAAGTCGGCCATCGTCTGACCAAACTTGTAGGCCTGGTCGGCGATCTTGACGAATGCGTCGCCGACGAACTTCGCCATCTTCCCCGCGACAGGAGCGACACCCGCCAACGTGTCAGCCGCAACACTGACCGCCGGTGTCAGTTCCTCGCCGACGTTGAGTGCTACGTCACGCACCGAATCAGACAGGTTGTCCAACGACTCGCGCAACTGGCGGGCCTTCGCCAACTCCGCCTCGTCGATCACCTGCGCGTCGGACACCTTCGCCATCGACGCCGCGATGTCAGCCGAACCCATGTTGATGAGCTCGGCCATCTCCCGCCAGCCCTTGCCGAACGCCGCCTGCGCCGCCGCCGCTTTCTTCATCGGATCCTGAATCCCGCGGATGACATCGATCGCGTTGAGGAACGTGGCGTTGGCGTCGACCGTGCCGTCCTTCGCCTTGACGACATCTATACCGAACTCTGCGAGCGCCTTGCCGCCCTTGCCGATCTCGACGTTCAGTTTCCCGAACGCCTTCTCCATCGTCGCCGTGGTCACACCGATGTCGTCACCGACGGCGATCCATCGCGACGCATCGTCAACAGCGAGGCCGGTGACTTCCCCGAACCTGCCAGCTTCGATCGCCGCATCCTTGAACGCGGTGACCGCTTTCGCCCCGAGCGTGACGAACGCAGCCCCGGCGGCGATCGCCATCTGGCCGGCGTGCGCCTTGATCGTGTCGAACGCGCTGGATGCTCCGGCCTTGAACTTGCCGACCGCCCCGTCAGCGTCGTTGACCGACGCCTTGAACCCCTTCAGCCCGGAGACGGCCTTGTCGTGGATGACGTCGATAACGACGCTGATCTTGTTCGCCATCAGTCACCGTCCCGATCGACTCAGCCGAACGACTTGTTCAACGCCTTCTTGATTTCCGCTTCGATGCGGTCAGGTGTCTCCCTGTCGATCACCGCCAACGCATCCGACGCCGTCCCCTTACCCTGCGTCCGGCCGTTCCACCGTTTCTGTCGGGCGGTCGACACCCGCCCCGTCCGTGTCGGACGGGGACCAGTCATCCGCGGCCCCTCCGTCTGGTTCCGGCCGAACTCGGCAACCGTCCACGGCCCCGCCGAACGCCGCGTCGGATGGAACGAGATCCGCCCCTCACCGACATGATCGAACCGTGTCTCCAACGTGGGCGCCCACCCGGAGAACTTCGGGTCACCACCCAAATCGGCGGACGCCGCCGCGGTCGCATCCGCTTTCGCCGCCACCCCCACCTTCGTCATGATGGCTTTCAGCTGCGGGTCGGAGATGCCGTTGACGAACGTGTCGAGACGATGCGCGAACGACGCGAACGTGTCAGTCGGCATCGGTCAGGTGAAACCGACCGCGGCGATCGGGGTCGCAGCCGCCCACGAACCCGTCGTCGCCGCCGCACCCTCAACACTCAGATCGACGTTGAAGTCGAACAGTGCGGTACCGAACCAGTATTTCGTTGTGACGGACGCCACCGGGTACAGGTACATGGGGCGGGCGATGCCGTCAACGGCGGCGGTGTAGAACTGGCCGCCGTCAGCGTCGAAGAACCCGGAGTAGGTGCCGGACGCATCCGGGAGCCCGGAGACGTACACGTGGCTGGTGTCGCCTTGGGCGGTCACTTTCGCTTTGTCGGTCGCGAAGTTCACCGCCCATGTCGAGATGAACATTTGTGGGGTCGCAGCCCCCGACGACGTCGACGCCGCGTAGATGCGGCCGTTGCGGCCATGGATTCGTTGTGCCATTGGATACACACCCTTTCGGTGTTAGGCGGCGCGTTTACGTCCGGACAACTCGACGAGCCGCAACAACGAAGCCGCGGTGGTTGTGAACGTCCGGTCTACAACAGCCGCCCGCGCTTGCGTAGCGGCCTCTACAGCCCGCCCCGGATGGTTCAGCCACCAGCGGAGCAGATCAGAGAACTCATCGGATTCGGTGAACGTCGGCAACATCGGGAACAGCCGGTCACCCTCGGGGCGAGGCTCCCGCAAATAGAACGTCCCACACGCCGCGAGCTCGACCTCACGCGGACCCATCGCCCACCCATCCGAATGCCCGCCCTCAGAGTGTTCTTTGCGGTACAGGTTGGCGGAGATCCGGGCGGAGCGGTACAGGTCGGCGGTGCGGACGTTGTCCATGCAGTCCCCGGCCGGATCGGTCAGGAACGGCAACAGAGGCGACCCGGCCTCGAGGTTCATCCAGTTGCCGCCCAACTTGACGTCGACACCAGCCCAGTCGACCGCTTCGAAGAACTCGACACGGGACGGGAACCCGGTCCCGCAGAACCCGAAATCGCAGGTGAGCGACGGACGCCGTTTGCCGGGATGATGAATGTCGGGGTCGTAGCTGTGGGGCAGGTAGTGGGTGTTCGGGTTGTGGACGGTGCGGAACCGGTCGACGTTGGTGGGGTCGTTCAAGACGACGGTGTCAGCCAGTTCGGCCGGACGGGCCTGCCGGTCATCCTCATACGGGGATTCGGTCGCCCAGTACACAACATGGTGGGGTCGTTGCGTGAGAACAGCCCATGTGGTCGGAGGGATGAAGAATCCGGACACGATGATGATGAGGTCGGGCCACCATTCGTAGCAGGCGACTTCGATCCCTTTCGCTGCCATCCCGAGGGCGGCGTCTTCGTCGAACGCTTTCGTATAGCCGCCATCATCGTCAAGGACATGGGCACGGGTGTAGAACTCGATGCGGTCCTGCAAGTTCAACAGGCCCACTTCGCAGCCGTTCGCACGTAGCCCTTTCACCAGTCCGGCGCACACATCGCCCACGCTGAACGAGATACCGGGGTGGACAACCAACACCTTCATGTCCGCACCGCCCACACAGCGACAGGGAGCGACGACACGACCCCGATCATGTTGCCGTCGGCGTCGTTGAAGGGGAGTTCGTCACCGGCGGTGCCGATGACGACCTGCTCGACAACACCACCCAAAGTCGGGTCGGTTTCGATCGCATCCACAACCGACCGTGGCAATCCGGCGTCGGATGACAGCAGTTCGTCCAACACCCGCAACCCGTCCTCCCACACAACCCGAGACGCCGCCACCACATGAACCGTGAAATGGGCGTCGCATTCGGTGCCTTGATCGACGTGATAGTCGACCCCTTCACCACCACGACGCCACACCACAACAGCCGGAAGCTCGTAGGCGCCGCCGGTCGGATACGGGTAGGCGTGAACGGCGCGGCCCGTGTACTGCGCGACCTGTTCGGCGAGCGCCACCCTGACCGCTGCCAGATCCATCACTCACCCCTGACCGCGACACAACGCAGATCGGTGCCGTCCACATCGACCGACCACACAGCGAACCCGGCGGACCGCAACCACTCCTCCAACTCGACCACAGCGACGTTGCGATAAAACTCGGACCCGACGGGGCCACCCGTCGCAGAGTGAGGTTCACGACCGACCCCGGCCATCGTCGCAACGAATGACCCGCCCGCCACAAGATGACGATGAGCCGCCGCCACAATGTCAGCGGCACGTTCGGTGTGCTCGAGGCATTCGGTCGACACAACCACATCGAACCGGTCCGACAAATCCAGGTCGGCGGCGTCCGCAACAATGTCAACCGACGGGTGAGGTTCGATGTCGACCGACACGAACAGTTCAGCACGGGGAAACAGGCCACGTATCGAGCCGTTCACCTCGCGGCCACCCAAATCGAGAATGTCGCCCCGGTCAAGGTTGAGAGCGGCGACCCGCTCCGCAACATAGCTGTACGCGGCGGGATGCACTCAGTTGCCCTTCGGATACGGGTAGCCGTTGATGTAACGCGACAACCCGGCGGTGATCTGGGCGGCGAGCGCTTCACGTATCGCCGTCAGGTTCAACCCCATCAGGAGACCAGCACTGCGCGGGGATGGTTGAGGCCGCGCAACAGCTGGAGGACCTGCGGGTTCTCGATACGCATCCGGACAACATCGAAGTCGCCGAAACCAGCGATCCCGAACCTGGTATCACGCAGAGACGCGAAATCTTTGGCCAACACCAACGTCGCCATCTTCACCTTCGCCGGCACCTCAGCCCAGCCCCAACGGGTCGACGTCACCGACACCGTCGCTTGACGCCCACCGCACGTCCACGAACCGGCGATCCGCCGAATTGTGTGGTACGGGCTGACGGTCCCGTCGGCAAGCAGGTTGTTGACCGGCACGAGCTGCAAGTCGGCGAGCGCGACGGCTGTACCGTCGTCGGTGACGACGAGGTTTGTCGCGTCGACGATGTCGTGGATGCGGACCTCCGTCGATGTCGTCGGCACGTACAGCCGGACGATCGATGTTGCGGACGCCACGTCGAAGGTGCGTTGACAGTGTGTGTTGATCGCGTGTTCGGCTGCGGTGAGAGCGATCGACAATTGAACCTGGTTCGCGGCGATTGCGGAGCCGGCGTACGCGGTGAACTCTTGGAGCGTGACGTACGCCATCGGTCAGCCTTCCGGTCAGGCGAGCGGGCTGGTGAGCCGGGCGGCGGCTACCGTCAGCGACGTCACCTTCGAGTAGGTGACGGCGACCACGCCGCCTTGGCCGACGAGCACCGGGATAACCGAAAACCCAGTGGTTGCCGGCGCCGAATGGACGACGCCGCCGACCGTGACGTCGGTGGCGGTTGCATCGGCGTTGCGGACAAGCAGAACGACCGGCTGTTGCCAGCCGCCCGCGACCGTCTGTCGTCCGGTGGTGATGGTGTCGCCGCCGCCGGTAGCGGCGGCGAACGCCGCGGCGTTCCCTCCCCAGCCGACCGACCCGTCTTGGATTGTGATTGCTGCCATCTATGCCTTCTTCCGTGGTTTCGCCGCCGCTGCGGCCTTGGGTGGCTCAGCAGCGGCGGGTTCGGATTCGGGGATGAGCTTCCAGCCGCCTGCCGTTGTCGGCCCGGTGCCGCCGAGCGGTTTTCTTGGCCGTTCCTCCGTCGGCGGAGGGGTGGGCGCGTCGTCGAGCACCCACCCCTTTCCGTCGTCGCGAAGGACGTGACCGCCTGCGCGATGCTCGCCCATGATCAGGTGAGCGTGATCCGGATGCCGGATAGGCCGACCGGCCGCAACGCATGGGTGGCGAAGTAGCCGAACAGGGCGAGCTCGATGATCTGCGGCCCAGATTTCTCCTCGAACCGGAACGCCAGAGTCGGCGATTCCCACGCCCACACATCTGCCCGATTGAGGATGATGATCTGAGCGTCGCCTGCTGCGACACCGGTCATCGCCCACGCCGGCACCAGCGACAGGCTGTCAACCGACCATCCTTGCGTGATGGCGTTGCCGACACCGACCGTGTTCTGCGGTGCGATCGACGGCAACAACGGGCGGCCGACGTCGTCGTTCGCGGTGGCGAGACGCGTCGTCGCGTTCTGCCCCATGAACCCCATCGTCGGCGCGTTGAACCGCTGAAACGGATACTTCGCGAGCCGTTCCCGGATGTGCTTCACCAACGCCTGCGCGCCGTCGTCGGTGGCGGCGGCGACAATGGTCGACGCCTGCGCCCCGGATGGGACGTTGTCGGTGGTGATTGTCCCACCGACACCGTTGGAGCCGTTCAGCAACGTGTACACGTTCGCTTCGGTCTGCCGTGCGTAGTCTTCACGCATCGCAGCCAACGCGATCATGTCGATCGCAGGGTTCGCCGAGTCGACGATCTCACGTGTGAGCGGCAGCTTCCCCGAAATGGCGCCAGGGGTGACAGTCTTCGTGCCGAACGTGATCCCACCCTCCGATGGGGCGTTGCCCTCCGTGTGGGGATCGGTGAGGTTCGTCATCGTGCCGAACGTGGGAACCACGAACGGGGTCGCGTTGGCGATCGTGCCACGGCTACACGCGTTGACGAGCGGCCGGTCCTGGGCGAGCATCGGCACGAACAGGTCGGGCCGATATCCGGGCGGGATCACCGCTGCACCGACGGTCGTCGTGACCGTCGTGAACTGTCCGTCGGCGTTCGCCGCCTGGAATGCGACGTGTGACGACACGAGTTTCTGCACCTCGTTCGTCTGGGCGTGGAAGCGGCGCAGCCGCTCCTTGGCATCGTCGTCGTGTTCACGCGTCGCGTACCAGGCGTCCCGCACCAGCGACGGTCCGCCACCGTCAAACGAGTAGATCGGCGCCTCACGGGTCACCTGGTAGCGGGCGGCCCGGACGGGTTCGGGGCCGTCGCGTTGCGGGTCGTACATGTTCTCGAGCGCCGACTTGATGCCAGCCGAGAACGAATCGCCGAGCGACTGTGTGAGATCCTCGGTCAGCTTCTTGTGGGAATCGACGAGCTCGTCGGCGAGCTGTTTCGTGAAACCGTCGAAGTCGAATTGAGCGGGCGGGGGTGCCGCCGGCGGGTCGACCGGTTCGGTCGCCATAGTTGTGTCCTTTCGTTGGTCGAGTGATGCGGCGACCGCTGAGACGCGGGCGTCGTCGAATGCGGGCATCGCCGTCAGGGCGACACCTCGCAACTTGGCCCGGTTCACGAGCCGCACCGACTTGTCGTCGGGGTCCGGCTTCCAGCCGTCGCCCTCCTCGAAATCGATCTCCACGGAGAAACCGTCGAGCACGCCGTCCTCAGCGAGCGAGAGTGCCCTGTCTCCTTCCGCACCACGGGCAACCTGGAACGATGCGTCAAGCCCAGCCTGTGTCGACTGGAGCCGCACAGCTTTGGCGACCGCCTGTGTGTGATCGTGGTAAAGGTTCAGTTTCGTTCTGGATACATCAACCCAGTACAAAGAGTTTTCGGCGAACTTCCAGCGGCCCTGACCGTTGTTGGCGATCTTGCCCCACGGGACCACAAGCCCAGAGATGGTCCGCTTGTCGATGTTGACTCTGAAGGTCGCGGAGACTTCTGCGGCGTCGAACGTGATGTGTTCCACCACATCTGCAGCGAACACCGCGGCGGGTTGAGTTTTCATCATCGGCTCCTCACTCACTGGCCGGTCACCGTTCGATGACAGGACAGGCTTGGGCGCAATCGACGCCTTCTCGGCCGCGGTCAACCGTGGCCGGTCTTCGAGGTCGCGGATCTCGTCGTCGGTGTACGCACCGACCGTCTTACCGATCGCGTAGGTTTCCATCCGGGTCTTCGTGTCGGACCGCAAGAACCCGTCGAACTTCACTTTCGCCTTATAGCCGCGCGGCAACACGTCACGCATCGACAGACGATCCTGCAACGCCGACACATACACCCCGAGCGTGAAGTCGAGCAGATCCTGGCGGCGTTGCTCCGAGTTCTGATACGTCCGGCTAGTGGTGGACACGCCGAGGTCTTCCGGGTCGATCCCGGCCGACCGGGCGATCTCCAACACGGCATGTTGGCGGGCGTCTGCCAACTGCAACTGCTCGGGGGACCAGCCGACCGGGTTGTAGTCAAGCGCGGCGCCGACGTAGCCGGTGGCGCGCCGGTGGCGGGCGGCGTCCCACTCATCAAGCATCGCTGTGATGTCTTCCGCGGTGCCCGGGTCGACGCCCTCTTTGGGGGTGAACACCGCCAACGGCAACGGATCATCAGAGTACGACGCGGCGGCCGTGTCCAACTTGAGCGCTGTGCGGATCGCCCGTGCCGCGTGACGCAACAGCGGCGGGTTCGGCGAATCGAACCGGATCACCTCACGATCGGGGACCGGTAGCCCGTCGATGTAGACGGTGCCGGACAGGTTCCACGGCTGATCCGGCGACACCCGTGCCTGTGACGGCAGAAGCGCTGTCGCCGGCTGCACCGACACCGACGTCGACGGCACCCAACGGGCCTCCGTCGGGAACTGATGCCATCCCCATTTCGTGATCCGCCACCACGCGATCCCCTCGAACAACAAATCTTCGACGGTGTACGCCATCGTCACACTGTTCGGGACGTCCGGATCGATGTTGCCGCCCAGCAGATAGGTGCCTTCGATCTCGTGTTTGCCGGGGCCGATCGTCGTCAGCGGCAACGAGCCGAGCGTCCCCGCGATCAGGTTCCGTGCCCGCAACACCGCCGGCACCTGCAACGCCTCGGCACGGCTGATCCGCGGCGCGATCACCCCGCCCGCGGTGATCGCCTCCATCAGCTCTGGGGGGATGTCGACCCCGAAACGCGCAACCGGAGCCTGATCCATCCGGGTCGCTCCCTTGCCGACAAATGATCGCCAGAAACCCACAAGCATCACCTGCCGTAGCTAGAAACGAGGATCATCGGTTTGGGTGCCGCCAGCGGCATCGTCATCGCCGCCTCGTACGCCAACACGGCAGCGACTGCGGCGTCGATCTTGCGGCCATCGTCGCCCTTGACGATCACGTACATCGTGCGCTGATCGTCGTCGTCGGCCTTCTCGCGAACCTTCTGCAAATGCGCCGCCGCAACATGCGCTGACAGGCGGGCATCGCCCGAATGAGTCAGCGTCGATCCACGCACCGCTGTCAGGAACCGGTCGACCGCCTTACACATCTTCGACGTGGCCGCCGTGTCAAACGTCAACACCCGCTCACGTGACTCATCCGTCTTGCCTGGACCACGGAACTCTTCGGCCCACGTTTCGAGCTCCGTCGACCACTTCGGCGGATCGCCGTACATGCGGCCGACGTCGTACGTGTCGAACGCCGCACGGACTGCGTTGCCGACCTCGAGGCGGGGGACCCGCCACTCTTTCACAGGGCGTCCGTCGTCGTGGCGGGGACGTTCCCAACCGGCGATGACGAACAGATGCCCGGTCGCGGTGCATCCGATCAGGAACGTCGAGTCGTTGCTGATGGATCCGTCGAACCCGAGCCCGATCCGGGTCCCCGGATCAACCGTCTCCGTAGATGCGAGTTGGCCCCAGCGGTGCATGTCGACCGCGGAACCGCCGCCCTTCATGTTCCAGTTGAAGTTGAACCGGCAAACGTCTTCCCACGGCATGTCAGGGATCTCGGCGACGAACCGGTCGATCGGCGACCACCACGAATCGCCGTAAGCGACCAACAACGCCTGACGCCACACCTCAGGCGGCGAATCAGCTGACACCGCCACACCGCCAACGTCGCGGGGTGCTTCGACCTCATCGGCGAACACACCGGCGACACCGGCACGCACCGCCACATACGACGCCTCCGCCACAGTGCCCTCACCCGGCTGAAACGCGTTCGTCGTCTCATACGACGTGCCGTCCATCTTCGCGACGTTCCGCCGCAACGTCCGAGCGAGCTTCACCCCACCGTTACGGGGCGTCCACAAATGCGTTTCGTCGAGCACCGCATAGGTGATCGGCTGACCCTCACGCGACCCAGCCGCGGCGGTGACAGGTTCACACTTCGCCCCCGGCCGATCACGCAGAAAGCATCGGGTCAACCCCGCATCAATCCGGAGTTCGTCAGCGGCGCGGCCGTCGTTCTCGGTCAGGAAGTAGTGAACAACCGACCAGGTGTTATCCGTCTGATCCTCCGACACGGCGCCGACCTGCACCCACGGCAACGGATCCTCGTTCAACCCCCACGGGCGGCCGACCGGCTGACCGTCAGCATCCCACCCGGCGAACCGGACCGGACCGGCGAACTCGCCAATGACCTTCGCCGCCTCTACCGGAGACTTGCCGTACCCCTTCGCCCGACGCGAGTACCCACGCCGATACACCCGACGCCCCGACACCGGATCCAGCCGATACCACTCAGCGATCCCCAACGCCTGCTCATTCGTGAACAACAACGGCGAGCTCGCATCACGCGGCGACGGCAGAAACGCGTGAGTCCATTCGAGGAGTCCCCAGCCGAGCGACGGGAAATCATCGGGGCTTCCGTTTCCTCGCCACGGCATCCGGAACACTCCTCAACCCGCCATAGGTTCCAGTCGCCGCAACCGGCACGACCGGTTCCGGCTTCACCTGCGGAGGACGCCACCTGCGATCCTGCTGACCCTTCGGCGTGATCCCATACGTATCCATCGACAACCGCAACTCGGCCGCGCGATGAAACTCGCCACGCTCAACCTGGTCGTACAAACGAACCACCGTCCGCAAA